ATTTCTATCATCTCGTATCTAAGTCCCCGATAGATCGAGCAATAGGGGTGGCTCTGTCCAAGAAAAAGAAATTCAACGAAAGGGCGTTTGTAAAATGGTAATGCTTATCGACAAGGAGGTTCGTTTCGACAAATACTGCCATAGATGCAAACATAGAGATGTTCCGGAATGGGAAGATCCTTGCGATGAATGCCTTCAGTATCCGTCAAACGAATTTTCTCACAAACCTGTATATTTCGAAGAAAGGCCCGACAATGCAGACCGAAGATAGAGAAAAGAAAAAAGATCTGGATAAGGCCATATACGATCTCGGATTCGCACTAGGGGTCTTAGGCGTGGCCGTTCTCGTGATCTTGATCAAGCATCTCATCAAAGTCGCTCTTATCGGAGTTGTCACTTGGGTGATATTCTGGTGTTTCAATTGGGAGTGGAACATTCTCATACCAATTGGAATCTATCTATTGGCGCTCCTTATGCGAGCTCTATCCGGAGAAAGGTAAGCCTATGGTGTTTCGAATAGGCGAATGCGTTTTATACGACGAGGATAGCATGCGCGATCTTGTCCAGTACACTATGGATAAGAAGCGCATCTCAACTCACAGGATATCGGAGGCAACCGGTCTATCCGATACTACGATCAGCACATGGCTTCGAGGTAAGCACACGATCAAATACGACCGTCTGCAATTGATATTTGCCTATCTAGATGAGGGGGCATTTGAATGAACGATATGGTGAACCATCCAAAGCATTACACATCAGGAAATATCGAGTGCATAGACGCCATGGTCGCAGCATTCGGTCGAGAGTACGTCATGAACTATTGCGTATGCAATGCTTTCAAGTACCTATGGCGATGCGAATACAAGGGCTCTCGTGCTATTGATATTCAGAAGGCCGTTTGGTATCTAAACAAATGGGAGCAATTGGCAGATGAGGCTGTGATGTCCGATGATTAAACTCTCTCTTGATGACTATTGCCAAGATTGCAATCAGTTCGAACCTGTTGCAAAGCGGACAAATGATACATTGTATTCTATGGGTGGCGAGATAGATGTTTCCCAGTCTGAGAATTTCAATTGCATCCATGTGATCTGCGAGCACACTTTTTTATGCCGCAGGTTGGCTAGGCATCTTAAGAAGGCGAACTTATCATGCGATGGTACGAATCAGAAGTAGACAATTTCGACGAGAGTGTTGTCCCTATGGTATTAACGGTTATAGCGGTTATACTATTTATATTTGGGATGTACATGCTTTACACGCTTTAGTTTAACATGTCCGGGAGTGGCGGAATGGCAGACGCGGTGGACTTAAAATCCAATGTCGAAAGACGTGAGGGTTCGAATCCCTCCGCCGGGACCTTCTTAGATTGGACTTTTAGACATGGAGATCATTCCGACAATGATTTTGATAGCTCTTGTACTGATAATGTTCACGACTATTGAACCTGAAAGTCCTGAGGACACCTACCATCACCAGCTTTAGGAGACACAATGTCGAGTAAGACTGCCAAGATCAAGGCATCGAGCATTCAAATAGGTTGGATTGCTGAGGAGCTCGGCGATGTAGCCATGGATATTCGTAACGGAAACACAGCACGAGTTCTTAATGTCGATAAGTTCAAGAACATGGTTAAGACACTTATGGATGTTAAGAAGAGGCTTAATGATATTTGCGAGGAGGATGATACTCTTGAAGCGTAACGTTAAGATCGGTGTTATCAGCGGTGCTGTGGCGACGGTTCTTGTGGCTACTGTTGCCTTGACCCTCCCTAAACCCAACAATGATATTTCTGTGGATAAGTCTGCAGAGATTGTTGAGCATGTCAACGCAGACGACGATCTTGCTCGAATGGCTTCTGAGGTTGAGCCTACTCCGTTTGTAGTCGAGGAAGAGATCGTTCCTGAGGAAACTTACTATACCCCTCAGGTAGAGGAGACAAGCTATTATGCACTGCAGACCACTACATATTCATATACTCCTCCTGCGAATCCAACTCCGACATATAATGCGCCGAGTAGTGGTTCGGGCAACTTCCAAGCGGATGGTGTGTGGTACGATGAGAACTATCGCTATACGTGGTACTCTTCCAACGCGGCGTATCACTATCGCACGCCCGAGTGGACTGCTGGATCGGACGGAGTATATCGAGATTCGGAAGGGTACGTGGTCGTAGCTAGTTCTGACCACGCTCAGGGAACTGTAATCGAGAATACTCCTTTTGGCCCGGCTAAGGTCTACGACACTGGTTGTGCTTCCGGTACTTTGGATGTGTATACCAATTATTAAAGCGAGGGTTTATGAAGTGTAAACTTTGTGAGACTGAGATGCTCCCCTTGTATGCCTATCCTCATGATATTCCTGAGATAATTCCTTTTAAAGCTTCTGTTGACGAGAAGCTTTATAAGGTTGGATCGGCTACGTTTTATGGGAGCACTTGGCTCGATGTAAATCTTTATATTTGTCCTAAGTGCGGATCCGTGTTTGGAAAGGTTAACGATGAACAGCGATGATGTTCTCAAACTGGAAGCCGTTAAAGATTATACCCCATCGGAACTTATGACTATCATAATATTTCTTGAAAGTGGGATGTTCTGCGACCGTTTTGGACAGCCATACACCGTGGAATCCATCAAGAAAATTGCTAGACGTGAGGGAGTAGAATGATTACGATCTCTAACACTGAAGTCGTTGGCTGGGAGCACGCTATTCGAGGGATGCGCAATCCGCTTAATTCTTGGGATAAGAGTGATAGTGATTGGAATTTTGACTGTATCGAAGATCCCGATAACTTCTATACGTATAAAACCAAAGACGAGTATGAAGTAGGTCCAAACGATCTCGGTCTTATGAAACGCCTTCGCAAAGCCGGCACTGACCATCGTAAGTACATGCGCATGATTGTGGTGTATGTGGATATTTGCGCTCCTATTTATTGGGTTGCCGAACTTGACACATACAAGGTAGCCACAGTTCGAAACAGTTGTAGTTTTATGCATAAGGGAACTAGCAAAGAATTTACAAAAGACATGTTCAGCTGGCATGGCCTTGATGAAACTGATCCAGAATATGTCGATTTTGTTCTCAAGAAGATGAATGAGCTTCGAGATAAGTATGTTGAGACGAAGAATAACGTTGTATTCCAACAGCTTCGTGATATTTGTCCTCAGGGCCAAAACATTCGTTTTACCTATATGTGTAATTACGAGACTCTTGCTAACATCTACAAGTCTCGTAAGGATCACAGACTTTGGGAATGGCACGAGTTCTGCGATTGGATTCGTGGACTGCCATATTCGGAGCTGATTACTAGTGAGGAGTAGTTATGAACGAGCTTAAGCACTATGGCATTAAAGGAATGAAGTGGGGCGTTAGGCGTACCCCAGAACAATTAGGTCACGTTAAAAAGAGCATTCCAAATGCTCGTAAATTGGACAACTACAAAGGAAAGTTGTATTTCATTTCAGAATCCGATATTGATGGTGAAACACTTAAACCTAGGGTTCCTAAAAATTATTTAACAGAATCCGGTTACGAAGATAACACAACACCTAGAATTTGTTTCTCCGACGATCCGGGAAAAAATCTAACCGCACTCAGCCAAAACGTGGAAGGTAAAATATTTTATGTCTATGAGCCAAATGAAACTGCTAGACAAAATTTGTATAAACCGAATAGTAAAGCAGTTCCGGACCAAGAAATTACCAACGAAATGTGGGTAACCGAACCGACTACGATACACAAAGTGGGACGTATTTTGTGTATTGGAGACGATGGTAATGACGGAATGAAATACACCTATGGTGATGGAAAAACGGCTGAGTTATATGGATGGAATTACGTATGGTTAGACGATGAAATAAAGCATTCGGATATAGAATTAGGTCGAGATTTTATATCTAAATTCATTTAATGCTAAAACGAACCTGTAGAGGCCCTGCATTAATTATTGCACGCAGGATGAGGCCGATCTATGGAGCGGTCGTATAAACGCGTTAGACGGGCGCTCAGAGCTTCTGGGAGGTATTCCTGATGAAGAAGAGTTTTAACGACAGTCTGATTCTGTCTTGGTCGTATAACGAAGACGGAGTTGGAACCTTGGTTATCGGTGAGAAGGATCCTTTGGGGATTGTCCAGAGGATTCGGGTTGTCGATGCCAAGTTCGATGAGGAGGGTCTCGAGATTCTACGTGCACTTGGCGTAGAGCTCGAGTAGGTGCTAGAAGGGAGTCTTAAGTCTTGAAGGAAGGGCTTAGGACTCCCTTGATATTTTCAAGGTCTGTTCGTTTTATCCTTGAAGGGAGTCTTGTTGTGGCTAAGGTTTATCAAAAGGGTGTGTATGTGGAAGTGGATCCTTACGAGTTTCCAAGTCCTCATGAAGACCTTGCATACATTGTGAATGGACGTCGATACAAGTTCGTGTTGTGTCATTGGGAGTATGGTGGGGTGCTTCGAGGGTATAACACGCACACAAAAGCTTGGTGGGATCTGTATCCGGAATACGTTCAGAGAGAAGATTGTATGCCGGTTGAAGCTGAGTTGGTCGATGGAGAATATTAATGTTTTAGTTTAATTTTTCGAAAATAGGGTCCCAAAAAACCTTGCGCTGGGTTTTTGGGGGTTTTCGGGGGTCGAGTCGACATTTGACGACAACCCACACCCCCATCTACCTGGGAATGTCTTCTTTTGTCGACAAAATTTTCTATATTTTTACCTATTTTTATAAAAAAGTACGTTTTAATTAATACGCGAGAGAAATACACTTTTTCTATATACTGGTTAAACCCTCTTCTTCAAGATCGTGTCGACATTCGGCGACTTTGCCTTCCGGGTCTCTCAAGGAGGTTTTATGACTGAGAACGAGTTTCGCATTGGTTTTGGTATGAATCTTACAAAGTATTTGAAGAAATTTGGAATCAGCGTTGATATTCTTGCAAAGTATACCGGGATTCATAGATCAACAATTTTCAAATATGCCAAGGGACAAAGAATTCCTACGATTGTTAATGTTTACAAAATCTCAGATGCTTTGGGTATGGATCCTTGGACGCTTTGTGATTTCAGTGACTATAACATTTCGGACAAGTATGATTATGGAGACAATCTTTACAATGATATTCCACAAGAGGAATGGACTGGAGATGATGCCTATGCTCCGTGGGAAGAGAAATGAGCATAAAGAATTTTTGTATGACAAGACGACCAAGCGTCGAGAACGAAAATTGGACGAGACCAATCGTGCAAAGATATTTGGAACGAGGCTAAGCGAAGCTATAAAGAAGTCGGGGCTATCCACTCTAGAGATAGAAAAGTGTACTTTGATAGATTCAACAACGCTTTATAGATATATGCGAGGAACTTCAAGTCCTAAACTCTATAACGTCGCTCTTTTGGCAAAAGTGCTGAAAACACACATTTGGGATCTTTACCCCCTATAAAAACCGCAGGTCAGAAGGGGGTCGTGAAAAAAACAAGGACTTTTATGAGGAGAAGGGGAAATGTGTCTTGATATTTGTACACGTTTCTTAATTTTTTTTGAAGGGAGGAAGTCCTTTTGGCTACAAAAGTTGAACGAGAGTACCAAGCTAAACTGATTAAAAAGATAAAAGGACTTCTTCCGGGTTGCATTGTTATGAAAAATGATCCTGAATACATTCAAGGAATTCCCGATCTTACGATTCTTCATGGAGATAAATGGGCCACACTAGAAGTTAAGCGAGAGAAAAATGCCAGTCATAGACCAAACCAAGATTATTATGTTGGAATGATGGATGGAATGTCGTTCTCGAGATTCATCTATCCGGAAAATGAAGAGGAGGTCCTCAATGAACTTCAATCCACATTACGAGCTGATCGATAAACATGCGTTTTTAAGTCCTAGCCAGTATCATTGGATTAACTACGATGAGGATCGCCTTGTTAAGACTTATGACAACTACTTCAATCGCGAAATGGGAACCAGGCTTCACGCCTTCGCCAAGGAGTGTATCGAGCTTGGGCAAAAGCTTCCCGCTTCTAGAAAGACTCTAAATTCGTTTGTAAATGATGCCATTAAGTATCGTATGATTCCAGAGCAGCCGTTGTTCTATTCATACAATTGTTTTGGCACTGCCGATGCAATTTCGTTTAGACGAAACATGCTTAGGATTCACGATCTTAAGACCGGCGTTGTTCCGGCTCATATGGAACAGCTCATGGTGTACGCGGCACTTTTTTGTTTAGAGTACAATGTTAAGCCTATTGATATTTCCATTGAACTTAGAATTTATCAAAATGATGACATTCTAGTTCATGTGCCTTCCTCTGATGAGATTGATGGTATTATGTCAAAGATCATCAGTTTTGATAAGATCCTTAAACGCATTAGGTTGGAGGAAGAGTAATGAACGAAATAGCAGAAGATATTTTGGTTCACTATGGTGTAAAAAGACGTTCTGGTCGCTATCCATATGGGTCAGGAGAAGACCCTTATCAGCATACTGGAGACATTGATATTCGTGTTCGAGAGCTTAAAAAGAAGGGTATGAAGGAAACCGACATCGCTAAAGATCTTGGTTTTGAAAATACCTCTGCTCTCAGAGATGCTGTCAAGAGGGCATCACACGAACGTAAGCGCCTCCAAGTTGATAGGGCTAAGGCTTTACGCGATGATGGCCTAAACAACTCTCAAATCGCCCGAGAGATGGGTGTTAATGAGTCTACGGTTCGATCGTGGTTTAACGAAAATCGAGAAGTTAATCAGAGGCGTGCCGAGAAGGCTGCTAATAGACTTCGAGAAGAACTTAAGACCAAGCACGCCATAGATGTTGGTGCTGGCGTTGAGCGAGAGATGGGAATCTCTAAAGGCAAGCTTAAAGAGGCTCTTGATATTTTGGTTGAAGAGGGTTACACTGTCGAAGGCATTGGTGTTCCTCAGGTTAAGGACAAGTCCAAGCGAACTACTGTTACGGTGGTACATGATGACACAGTTACTACTCGAGACCTCTACCAAGATTACTCTAAGATACAGCCCTATGGAGAATACTATAGCGCTGATGGTGGAGAAACTTGGTCTAAACGAGAGTATCCCGCTTCTATTGATTCCAGCCGAGTTAAAATCAAGTATGGTAATGAAGGTCCTTCTGGCAACACTGGATCGGATAAAGATGGCGTAATTGAAATTCGTCGAGGCGTAAAGGATCTTGACCTTGGCAATTCTCATTATGCTCAGGTTCGAATCCTTGTTGATGGCACTCACTATCTCAAGGGTATGGCCATGTACTCTGATGATATTCCTGATGGCGTTGATATTGTGTTCAACACCAACAAGAAAAAGGGCACTCCTAAGATGGATGTCATGAAGGAGATTCAAAGCGATCCCGACAACCCCTTTGGTGCCTACATCAAGGCTGATGGTCAGAGCTACTACGATGATCCTAACGGAACCTACATCAATCCGAAGACTGGAAACAAGGCTAAGCTATCTGCAATCAACAAACTTAAGGAAGAGGGCGATTGGGACAAGTCTTCTAAGAACCTTTCCCAACAGTTCCTTTCTAAGCAACCAATGCAGTTGATCAAGCAGCAGCTCGATCTTACCTATGCAGATTACAATTCACAGTATGACGAGATTTCAAAGATTCCTAATCCTACAGTTCGAAAGAAAATGCTTCTCGAATTTGCTGGAGAATGCGACTCTGCTACGATTCATCTTCAAGCAGCCGCTCTTCCAAGGCAGCAAACAAGGGTAATTCTTCCTGTAACCCAGCTTAAGGAAAACGAAGTCTATGCTCCGTACCTTAAAAATGGAGAAAAGGTTTCTCTGGTTCGCTATCCTCATGGAGGAACCTTTGAGATTCCACAGCTTACTGTGAATAATAACAACAAGTCTGCAAAAAAGATTCTTGGAAACGCTATTGATGCAATTGGTATTAATGCCAAGGTTGCAGAACGCCTTTCTGGAGCCGACTTTGATGGTGATACTGTAGTTGTCATTCCTACCAACAGCAGAGTTAGGATTAAATCAACTAAGCCTCTTGAGGGACTTAAGGATTTCGACCCCAAATCTGAGTACCCCTACAAAGAAGGCATGACTGTAATGACCAAGGCCCGTACACAGAGGGAAATGGGCATTGTTTCAAACCTCATTACAGACATGACTTTAAGGGGTGCCCCTGAATCCGACATTGTCAAGGCTGTTAAGCACAGTATGGTTGTAATTGATGCTGCAAAACACAAGCTCGATTTCAAGCAATCTGAAAAAGACAATGACATAGCCACACTAAAAGAAAGGTGGCAACCAAGGTATGATTTAGAGGGCAATAAAATAGGTACTGGTGGTGCTTCAACTCTACTCTCTAGGAGAAAGCAAACTGTACAGGTGCCTGAAAGAAGGGGCTCTACACGCATTAATAAGGAAACTGGTGAACTAGAATACAAGGAATCTGGTAGAACATACATCAATAAAAAGGGCGAAAGAGTAAAGGCCATGCAAAATGTGCCTCTAATTTCGACTATTGATGACATGAGAAAGCTCTCTTCTGGCACGCCCCAAGAGAATGCCTATGCTGATTATGGCAATACTATGAAGGCTCTTGCTAACAAGGCTAGAAAAGAGGCTGCAAATACGCCTAATTTGAAGTATAGTTCTACTGCAAATAAGACTTATAAGGCAGAAGTCGATGAATTACTAAGTGCTTTAGACAAGGCTGAACGCAATGCGCCTAAAGAAAGGCGTGCTCAGGCCATAGCCAACTCTGTGGTAAAGGCTAAAATACAGGACAATCCTGAACTTAGTGATCCAGGCAATAAGAAAATGCTTGAAAAAATTAGGTCTGCTGCTATTGATGATGCTCGTACTTCTGTTGGTGCAAGTGGTCGAAACACTCGAATCCACATAACTGACAAACAATGGCAAGCTATTCAGGCTGGCGCTATTACTGATAGTCGTCTCAAGTCTATTCTTAAGTACACCGATGAAGATGAACTTAAGAAACTTGCAATGCCAAAGAAAACTTTGGCCCTATCGACGACACAACAAACAAAGATGCGTCGAATGAAGACTTCTGGTTACACAATTGCAGAAATTGCAGAGTCCTTGGGCG